AACATCTTCAAAGTCATCAGATAATTTCTTTAGAACTTCAATAGGAGTATCAATGCTAGTACCTAAACCAGTCTTTAACATTCCATCATAGTCAAAATCCTTAGTCCAACCTGAACCAATTCGATATTGCTCGTAAATGTCTATTAAATTATATTTGCTCATTTTTTATTTTTTAGGTTTGCGTCCTCGTCTTGGTTTACCTTTTGCAGCAGCAGCTACATCACCAGCTTGATTAATAACTTCTTTTGCAGCGTCAGCTACATCTTTAAGTTCTCTTTTTACTGCTTTAGCTCTTTTTTTAGTTTCTTTAACTACTTCTTTAACATCTTCAACTGCATCTTCTACTTCATCAGGAATAAAATCTCCATCTCTATCATTGATTTTTCCTTTTTTATAAAAACCGAAATAATAAACGGCAGCTCCGATTACTAAAATTACTACTATAAGACCTATAATTTTTAACATAATAAATTTATTGATTAATATTTTGTTATAAATATATAAAAACTAAGCTAAATCGTATTTTTGCTTATATCGTTCTATAAATGATTTACCTGCTCCTACTTCTAACCATTCAGCAATTTCTGGTATCCCAGGTATTTTTTTAGCTGTAAGAACATAATCAACATTTTTATTAATTACCTTCATTTTAGTTTTAGCATTTGAACGATTAGAAGTTTTAAATACTACTACTGTAGGTTGATTTGGGTGATATAGACGTTGGTCAATTTTAGGTTTTGGGTATTTATTACCTGCTTGAAATTTATTTTCTACCTTCCAACAACCATGGGGATTTTTATCTATATCATAATACCAAACAGAATCATCTGTATCTAAAGTCCATTTTGTTGGTTTAACTACATTTTCACTGGGTCTACCTCTACTCATATTATTTATTTATTTTTAATTCTAATGCTTTTATGTGTTTACATTTACCATCAAACGCTCTCCATCTACCTGGACAATTACAATGAAATTTACCTGATTCTGGATAATATATTGTTTTATACGTTTTATTTGGGTCACTACTACTAGTTGATATTTCAACTATTGGTTCTTGCTTAACTTTAGGTTCGGGCTTAATCCAATTAACATCACTTAATTCAGTTTCAGGTAATACCTCTTGCCAAGTAGGAACAATATATCTTTTACCATCTATGTTTAATAAACTTGGAGGTATTAATTCATGGTGATATTCATATTTGTATCTTCTTACTGCTACAAATGAACCAAAACCATTTGGATTAAAGCTAAATGCTTCACCATTTGGTCTATGAATTATCCTACTTCTAGGATTTCCATATTTATTTAAATTTGTGAAATGCCATAATGCCATAGTATAACCTTTATTTTACCTTGTAAATATACGAAAGATAATTATGGGAACCAAATTGGTTCCCATTTTTCTTATGTTTTTCTTTTCTATAGTACTTTTTCTTATTCCTATGAGGTGTAGGAACTTTCATAGCATCATTCCATTCATGCTGTGTAAGTGTTATTTCTTTCAAATTTTTCATCTTTTATTCTTTGTATATCAAGTGATAAAGCTAAACATAAATTTTTTAATTGACCTGCTCTATGTACCGCCATAAAGTCTTCATCAGTCATATAATTAAATAAAGATACTGCTGTTAAATCCATTCTATTTACCTTGTCCTCTATATGCTTTGACATAGTTTCTACTATTTTTTAATTTAGATGATTTACTTTTTGCATGTATACCTGGTCTTTTTTTCCTTTTATTTGGTTTGTAAGCACTTGTAACTATTCTTGCCATAATCTATTTTTGCTTATAAATATTATAAATTTAAGTGATAACCACCAAATTGCTCCATATATGTTGTCATCTTTGTCCCAAACCCATCTTTAAATTCTTTTCCTTTTCTAAAGAATTTTTTTACATTACCCTGACCAGCCAAATGTGCTGCTGCTAATACTCCTGATTCTGTAATATACACACCATTTATTGTTTGACCACAGTATTTTTCAATCTGTTTCTCTAACTTTTTATGATTATGTTCTAATAAAGCTTGCATTGCTTTTTCTTGGATATAAGGGCTATTTAAAAATTCATCTTGAGTAACTTTAAACCCCAATCCTTTTAATGTTGATTTACCAAACTGGTACTTACCCATATACCCATATTTATTTACAATATCATATTTATTACCTGATTCTCTAAATCCAATAGCATCTAAAAAATCATGGTGTGATTTAATTTCTAATTTAACATCAGATATAGTTAGAGGAACAGTTTCAATAGGAGTTATACCTTTAACTGGTAATTCTACAATTGGGTTTGTTGTCACTCTATATATTGATGTAAAGGCCATTAGTGAAAATAATGCTAAGGCAAATAATAAAAATATTATAGTACTGTTTAATTTATTTCTCATAATTAAGATTTTGATTTTAAATAATCCAGAGCATTAACTATTTTTTGACAACGCTCATAGTCTTCATATTCTTCCATTGTGGTTAAATTTTGTTCTAATGTTTCTATCATATCAGGACGATCAATCATAATATCATAAACCACATCTTCATCTTTAGTATGAATTGATACTACAGGAATTTGCTTTCGTTTAGTTTTTAGGTTCTCTAAAGCAATATCTACAATTAAATCATTTAATTCTTTCATTCCATCTCTGAAGATATTATTCATTTCTTCTGTAGTATCAAATTCCCAGTTGTGTTCAAATTTTATTTTCATAATTAAAAGTTTTTAAGAAAGTCACCTTTCATTGTTTTTGATTTTAACTGGTTTGCTTTTTCATCATTTTTAAGCATTTTATCAGTTAACTTTTCTAAATGTCTAGATTTTTGTTTATCATAGTCACGAGTAATTTTATGATGTTTTTTTTCTAGTGATCTAGCTCGTCTTGCTTTTTTCATATTCTGCTTATGTATTGGTTAGGATCATCATCTTCATCATCGTCTAAACCTAATTCTCTTAAACGTTGTAAGTGATAATCATCAACTTCCCATTCCACTTTTTCACTTGTACCAAAGTGTTCTTGTTTAGATTCTATTTGTTTAACATCTTTATCATTAAAAATATCTCCTACTGTTAAAAAATAATGATTATAACATAGTAATTGGACATTATCTAGGCTGTAATTATTACTATTGTTGTCTTGAAAATGAAGTAACAGAGGCATTTTATAATCAAGTACTCGCCTCTCTTTAAAAGAACATACAGCACATTCCTCTGATAAATATCCCTGTTCTATTAAAGCATACTTAAGTTTATTTGGATCAAATGAAGATGCAGCTATTCTACCTTCAATTATTTCTAACATATGGGGCATTTTTTTAGGGCCTCTTAGAAATTTAGGAATACCTTTACCTGATTGATTTTTATGACTATCAAATAATTTATATAATTTAGCCCATTTCTTATAATGCTGATAAGAAACGTGAAGGTATCTAGCAGCTGCCATATTTGATTTAGTTTTGGCTTGTGCTGCTAGAATTTGTTCTTTAGATAACGGTTTTGCCTTAGGCATTATTTTCTATCTTTATCCGTATTATTAATGATTTTAAATGGACCTTGTAGATTTTTATCATCTTTATCCATATTAATCATTTCAGCTTTAGCTGTTTTTTTATCACCTCTTTCAATAGCAGAAGCAATTACATACTGTTCATATTGGTCTTCTTCCATAATAACAGTTTCTGTCCAAGTATGGTCACCTGATCCTTTTAATACGGGGACACCTCTTTTAGTACCTACTGTTGAACAATTAACACATACTTTGTAACCATATTTAGTTAATCTTAATTCTGGCATTTCATCGCCACATTTAATACAAGGGATTGTCTTCACTTTGATGGATTTATTAATAGTCTGTTGCATAAATATATAACCTTTTAAAATTAGGTGGGAATATACGAACAAGAAACTGGGGAACCAAATTTATTCGAAAAGAAATTTACTAGTATCGAATAAATATTGTTTATTGTCTAAATGATTTTTATTATAATCTACTAAGTTATTAATTGTAATTTTAAAACTACCTATTGTATAAGTGCCTTTATAATTATCTGGGTTAGATTTTATTAAGTTATCAAATATAACATTTGAATTAGCTATAAAGTCATTATTTTCTTGACTACTCATTCCCTTAGATAGTGAATACATATCTGTTTCTATAATTATGTCTTTATCTTTAGACCATTTTTCTCCAACAACTATTTTATCTTCAGCATCTTTACCCATAAATGTTGATCTTAATTTATCCCAATCTTGTTGAGTATATTTCCAACGTTTATTAGTGTAATAATGACTATCAAAGTTAGTTAAATTAACTAAAGCATCTTTAACAGGTTCTTCATTTAACATTATATTATCAAAGTAAGGTTCTATTCCTGATAGTAATCCTATATTTGGAGATGAATTGATATCTACAAACAAATGAGTTTTATATTTTGGTTTATATTCATGTCCAAAATAACCCCATTTTCTAATAAAACGCTTTAGTTCTTCTTGATCTGCTCTGCCCTGCCAACCATTAGTTATTTCTACTTGCTTATCATTATTTTTATACCATTCTTTTCCTCTAGAAGAAACACAAGTATAATGGTATACACTAGCATTCCAAGTTTCTAAAGCATTTAATTCACAGGCAGCTAAACGAATAATAAAATCAGAATCTTCTCTTGAACATCTAAATCGAGTATCAAATCCTCCTAACTTATCAAAATATGTTTTTTTATATAAACCAAAAGGAGCAAAATGACCATAAACCAATGGTCTATTTTCTTTAGTTAAATTTTTAGCAAATTCCATAAATTCATCATATTGGAATTCATCAGGTGTTAATCCAAAACTTTTAGTAATTTTTTCAGGTGATTCTGGGTGAATAGGAGGTTCTATTCTCGCCATAGTAATTACTCTATTATCATCTTCGGCTAATGCTTCTAAGAAATATTTATCAAATTCAGGACTAACAACCATATCAGATTGCAAATAACAAACAATATCATTTGAAGCGTTTCCAAATAATATTGAAATGTTCTTTTGATACCCAATTCTATACCCTGTTGTATTTTTATGTATCTTAATATTAGGTTTATTTTTTCTATAGTCTAATAATTTTTCATATGTGTTTTGATTATCAGAGTCAATTAACACTAATACTTCATGTTTTTCAAACTGAGTATTAGCTACTAAACTATCTAATAAACCAATAACATAATCTTTTTCATTATTGGCTGTTGTTATACAAAAACTAATTGGTTGCATCATATACTTTATTTATTCCTTGTTTTAATCCTATTAAATCTAAATTATAATTTTTAAATTTACCAGTATAGGGTTTACCTAATTCTTTATTATCAATTTTTATTTCGCAGTAATGGTTATTTCTAGTATTAATGTATTCAGCTATTTCTTTTAGAGTATAACTTTCTTCATAACAACAATCTATTACTTTAATATCAGGGTTTAATATAATATATTTTACTATGGTAGCCAAATCATCCATATAAATAAAATCAAATAATTTATTTTGATGAATTATCATTGGTTCCCTATTTTTGTATTTATTTAAACAAGTTTTAATAAATCTAGTATCCCATTCATTTTCATCAAATACACCAAATACTCTAATATTATTTAGTTTAGGGTCATTTTTAATAACATCCCAAATAATAGCTTTACTTAACCCATAAGGGTTAGAAGGATTATTTAATTCAGCTCCAGAACCAAAACTTATTAATTGGCCAAATCTGTCTTTATTAGCTAATAAATTATAAAACATTTTTAAATTGTTAGCTAAAACATCATTTTTATCTTTTTTTAATCTACTTCCCCCACAAATTGCTGTATGGATAATTACATCAAAATAACCATATTTAGATATAAAATTAGTTGTTGCCTCTCTATTAGTTAGGTCAAAATCATCTCTACCTACTCCTACTATAAAATTAGGATAAGTAAAATCAAAATGGGATTCTAATTTAGTTAATAAACTACTCCCTACATAACCATTTTTACCTGTAACTAATATTCTCATTTATTTTTTGAGTTTTTGAGCTACTTCTAATATTAAATCTTCTTGTCCTGCTACTAATTTTCTATTACCTAACTCAAATATAAGAGAAGAATATTCAATGCCATTTAATTTAGAAGCTTTAATAATAGGCCGTTCAAAACCAGAAAATAATTTATTTAATCCTGTTAGTACATTTACTGGTGTTGTTGTAGGTACATTAGGTATTAGATAATTCATTACTTTATCTGCTTCAATTATAATTTGTTTAAAATCAATTCCCATATTAAAGTTAGATTTTTCTAATACTGGAAGAAGTACTTCTAAAGGTGCATTACCTGCTCCTGCTCCAAATCCTCTAATACAAGCATCTATATACTTAGCTCCATTTTGAGCCGCTACTAAAGAATTAGATACAGCACAACCCAAATTATTATGAGCATGAAAACCAACATCAATACTAAGACTTTCAGTTAGTGCTTTAATTCTTTCCTCAACGTCTGATGGTAAGTAAGTACCTGTTGAATCCATTATAATAACTGCTTCAGCACCATATTGCTCCATAATTTTAGCATTTTCAACTAATGTTTTAGTATCTGTTAATGCTGTCATCATTAGCACTCCTAAAGCAGTAACATCTTTATTTTGGAGATATTCTAAATGTGATTTACTTAAAGTTGCTTCAGTACAATGAGTAGCAATTCTAACTACATTAACACCCATATCAATTGCTGGTTGGATATCTTTACCTACAGTAGCAATACCTGGGATAACATGAACTCCTAATTTACTATTAGTTAATTGTTTTTTTGCTGTTTCAATTATTTCTTTATCAGTATGGGTTGATTTACCAACTAATAATGAAGAGGCACCTAATCCATTTCCATGTCCTACTTCAACAATAGGAATACCTGCTTTATCAGCTGCCTTACAATATTTTTTAATACTATCTAAACTAATAGTATGTTTTACGCTATGGTTTCCATCTCTAAGAGATGAATCTGTTATAATAATATTATTCATCATTTAAGTGTTTGGTTATTTCAATTGCAGCACAATTGATTATATCTAAATTACCAGCATATTCAGGTAAATAATCACCTGATCCTTTTACTTTAATACTTAGTACTAAAATATCATCATTAATAACAGGAGGCATTACTAATTCATAATATGGAATATATGTTTGTAATTTTTTTATTGTTTCATAAATGTCTTCTACTAAAGGAGAAAAATTAACATTACCCGCTTTTACAAACATTGTAGTTTGCATATCTACTTGTGGTATAGCTGGGTTTAGATTTAGTATTACTTTACATTCCTTACAATTTGTAAACTCTTTAATTGCCTTTTCTGTGGTGTTTATATAATTATCAATATTAATTCTAGTTGCCATTCCAGCACTATCAGAAGCAATTTGGGAAACCACTTCAATATAATCTAAATCTGAACAATGTTTAGATATAACGTTTAATAAAGGGGTAGATGCTTGACCCCCACAAGTGATCATATTAACATTACCATTGTTTTGTATAATTTTTGGATTAATATTAGGTACACATAAATCTCCTACTTTAGCAGGTGTTAAATCTATTACTTTTATTCCTTGTTCAGCAAATATTTTAGCATGTTCCTTAGCATCTTTAGCACTAGTACAGTCATATACTACATCACAACAATTAGGATTATCAATAAAATATTGAATACCCTTATCTGTTACAGCAATATTTAATTCTTGGGCTAATTTAATACCTTTAGATTCCATTCTTCTTCCTGCGAATATAACAGGGACGACAAAATCTGTTTTCCTTAATTTTAATAATAGATCGGTTCCAATATTACCGGTTCCAATTATACCTGCTTTTATCATCGTTTTATTTGGTTTGATTTTTTACTTAACTCAACAATCATTTCTCCCTTTAATTCTTCTTTTGAAATTAAAGGAGACATTTCTTCAATAGGAGGAGCTAAAATACTCCCATCTTCATTAGGTACACCTTTTACTTTTGGTAAAAATCCTTGATCAGGATCCATAAATACTTCTAGTACAGCAGGACCTTCATGATTTAAAAACTCAGATATAGATTCATTTGTGTACCTCCAGTCTTCTAAAGAAAAATATTCGTATCCAAAAGCGGGTAACAATTTTTCATAATTAGGCAAACCAATACCTGTGTTTTTATCTACACTAACGTATTTACCCTTAAATAACATTTTTTGTGTGTGTTTAATCATTAAATATCCATCATTATTGAATATAACAACTTTAACATTTAAACCATTTTCTATAACTGTATGTAATTCCTGAAGGTTCATCATTATACCTCCATCGCAATTAAGACACAATACATCTTTATTAGGACAAGCTGCGGCCGCCCCAACTGCTCCTGCTATACCATACCCCATTTCCCCTAGACCTAAAGAAGTAAACATTTTTTGGTTTGCCTTTAATCTAAGAGCTTGATGACCACTTAATAAAGCAGTTCCCATATCTGTAACTATAATATGGTCATCTTTAAGATGATTAGATAAATTATCCATAAACTGATATGAGTTGGTGTAATTACCTTCATGTTCATGGATAGTATCAATCCATGGGTAGTTTTGTCTTTTATTATTACAATATTCTAACCATTTATTGTCTATAGGATTTATATTTTGAATATTACTTAGTAATTGATCTAAAATAATACTAACATTTTCTTTTATATGTAAATCAATATGTTCTTTAGGGGCTTGTAAATCTGATATGTCAACACATATAATTTTGCCTTCTCTAACAAATTCATTCCAATCATACCCAGTTTGGGGTAATGCTAATCTACTTCCTAAAACAATAAGTAAATCACAATTTTGGACTATAAAATTAGCTCCTCTTTGACCATATAACCCAAATCTACCAAAAAAGTTAGGATTATCATTTTCCATTAAATCAATCCCAGACCAAGTTAAGGTTGTAGGTAATTTAGTTGTATTAATAAAAGTATTGAATTTATCCCTTGAATCAGATAACCTAATACCATGTCCTCCTAAAACTAAAGGACGTTTAGATTCATTTAAAGCATTAATCAAAAATTTAGAGTAATCTATTTGATTAGTAACTACAGGTGATGATATATTCCAAGGTTGTTTTTCTACCATTTTAGATTGGATGTTAAAAGGTATATCTAACCAAGTTGGACCTTTTCTATCTTCCATAGTAATATTAAAACATTTTTCTAATTCAGATTGAATATTATTTTCATCCATTAAACAATGAGAATATTTGGTAACATCTTCAACCATCTTGGATATATTAAATCCTTGAGTACCATACATTCTTAAGTTTTTATGTTCTTCAATGTGATATGAAGATTCATTACCTGAAATAATAAAACCTGGAATAGAATCTGCCCAATTACTTACTACTCCTGTTACAGCATTAGATGCACCTGCTCCTGCTGTTACAATAGCTACTGATATTTCCCCTGATGCTCTGTAATGGGCTCCCATAGCCATAACAGCTGCTTGTTCATGATGAGTATTTATAACTTTAGTATAACCTAACTTATCGATTGAATCAAATATGTGAGAATTAGCAGAACCTATAATACCAAAAACAGTTTTAATATTTTGTTCTTTTAAAAATTCTGCTACTAAATCACTTACTTTTACCATATAAAATTTTTCTTATAATACTTTACTATATTGGGTAATTCATTATCAAATACCATTTTAGGTTCCCATCCTAAATTTCTTAATTTATCATCATTTAAAGCATATCTCACATCTTGACCTTGTCTAGAGTAAGATAAATCTAAAAACTGATTTATATCTTCATTATAATAAGGGAATGTTGATCTTAATGATTCATCTTCACCATGATATAATGTAATAATTTTATCAACGGTAGACAAATTAGTTTGTTCAAAACCTCCACAAATATTATATATTTCATTTTTAACTCCAGATTCAATAATAGTAATTACAGCATTAGCTGTATCTTGAGCATGCAACCAATTTCTTGTTGGTGTGCCATTATTATGTAATGGGATTTTTTTTCCTAAACTTAAATACTTAATAGATTTAGGAATTAATTTTTCTACATACTGCCCAATTCCATAATTATTTGTTGGTCTAATAATAACATAAGGTAAATTATATGTACGATTCCAAGCTGTAATTAATTGGTCAGCTGCTGCTTTAGTAGCTGAATATGGGTTAGAAGGTTTAAGTATGTCCGTTTCTATATGTTCTCCTCTAGTAATATCTCCATATACTTCATCTGTAGAGAAATGAAGTAGGGTAGGTTTTTTATCACTTTCTGCTCTATAATTTCTAATTAATTCAAGTAAATTATGGACACCATTTACATTTGAATGTAAAAAATCTTCACTTTTAACAATAGAATTACCTACATGGGTTTCAGCTGCTGTATTAATTATATAATCACATTCATATAAGAACTCTAAATCATTTATATCTGTACGTTCAAAACAAAAGTTAGGATGTTCTAGAAATTCATCATAAGCATCTGGGAAGTATGCATAAGTCATTTTATCAACCCCCATTACTTGCCAACCTCTTTTTAAACATTCTCGTGTTACATAGCTTCCTATAAAGCCAAAACAACCCGTTACATATACTATTTTTTTCATATTAATTATCTATATTTATCCAATTAGGGGGATAGTAGTTACCATTAATCCAAGCTGATGGATGGTTTGGTTGAACATAATTTGTTGGACATACTATCTTTTTATTTTGGTTTTTACTTAAAAATGCACCCCACCAAGGGTATGAACTATTTGATGTTATGTGATGATCACATAAACTTAATAAAGCCAAATCTTCTTTTTCTGAGTCAGTACATACTTTATCTCCGCCTTTGGGATCAACAAAATATATATTATCTCCTTCTAAAATAGATTTTGAATATTCTATATCATTAGAAAAGCATATAAAATTATACTCATTGTAAGGCATAAAATTTTCAACAATAGCTTTAGTATAATATTCTATACCTAAATTACAAAAAGAAAATTCAGGAAGCAAATAATCTCCTCTACGCATGTGAATACTTACAACAGGATTATTATTCCCAAATTGTTTTTTTATATGATCAAACCTTTTTTCTGCTTCTAATTTTAATTCTTTTTTATAATCCCAACTTTCAATTTCTTCTCTATTAGTATTATACCAGTAAGTGTAAAGATCAAATCTACCAATTAAATTATAATTATGTCCTTGTTCTAAATTAAATAAAGTTTCATCATATGTTGTTGTATGAAAGTTTATAGGTTTATCAACAAAATCTTTAAAAAAGTCATTAGGTTTTATGACATAATTATCTAAATCAAGTAAATCAAATATTCTAAGAGAATTTGTAAAAACTTCATTAGTATGAGGGTAAATTACTTCTTTCCCTTTAATCATATCTTCAGAAAAAGCAATTTGTAGGTTATTAGCTTTTGCTACTGCTACTAAACCTGCATATATGGTAAGTTGTGAACACATCCCACCAGCATTACCCATATCTTTTATTGTGATATAATTCATATTATTTATACACTTCTATCCAATGTTCAATCATTTCATCCATCATACTTTCAAAAGTATATTCAGGTTTCCATCCTAATTCTCTAATTCTAGTTGAATCTCCTTTTAAATATTTTAATTCTTCAGGACGTAAGAATTTTTTATTTTGAATTACATAATCTTCATAATTTAAATCTAATTGAGAAAATACATACTTACACATATCTCTTACAGAACGGGTTTCACCTGTAGCTACTACCCAATCACCAGCTTCTGGTTGTTGTAAGATTAAATGCATAGCACGAATATAATCTTTTGAATGTCCCCAATCTCTATAAGCATCTAAATTACCCAGTTCTAATTTATTTTGAAGGCCTAATTTAATTCTAACAGCAGCTTTAACTACTTTATTTGTAACAAAATTTGATCCTCTTCTTGGTGATTCATGATTAAATAAAATCCCATTTGAAGCATGTAATTTATAAGCATTACGATAATTTCTTACAATGTTATAACCAAATACTTTAGCACACCCATAAGGAGATACAGGGGTCATTCTAGTTGATTCTCTTTGAAAACCATCTTCATCAACTGAACTTCCAAACATTTCTGAGGAGCTAGCTTGATAAAATTTGGCTTTAGGGCAATTATTACGAACAGCTTCCAATATGTTTACTACACCAACTGAATTTGTTTGTACTGTAAATTGTGGAATTTCATAACTAATTCTTACATGAGATTGAGCAGCTATATTATATACTTCATCAGGTTGTATATCACGTAACAATCGTTCAATTCCTGAGGTATCGTTTAAATCACCGTAACTTACGTGTAAATTTGGATTATTTCGTATAGGATCCAATCTTGATTGTTGGTGTTCTGGGGTTGAGTTTCGTCTAACAATACCATAAACCTCGTAGTCTAAACTTAATAGGTATTCTGCTAAATAAGAACCATCTTGTCCTCCAATTCCTGTAATAAATGCTTTTTTCATAAATTGTCTTTAAATATATCCATTTGTGTTAAATCAGGCCAATCTGTTATGACCCACTGTTTTGGTTTTGTTTTGATAGCATCATCTAATTTTTCTAGACCCTTTATTGCTGTTTCAGGGGTCATATAGTAATGATAACCTAATGTATTTACGTTTTGGTCTCTCCAAGGCACATTAGGGATTCTACCATCATAAGTCATCTTTTTTAATTGTTCTGCTGCTTCTTTATTGTCAGTTAATATAATACCTCCCCTACCAAGAGACAAATGTTTTTGAAATTGAAATGATATATTCATAAAGGTACCAGGAATATAACTATTTTCTTTCCATAATACAGCGGCATCAATTACTGTGTCTGTTAAATAATAATAATCAACCCAATTTTCATCTTTCCAAGATAAATCTATCCATAATTTATTAGCTAAAAAAGGTATAGATAAATAGGTTCTTTTAGGTACTGTTATGTGGTCAACCCCTTCATACCTTAAACAAAGTTCAACCCCGTGTGTACAACAATCAACAGCTACAGCATAAGGAGAACCAAAAAATTCTGCTAATTTATTTTCAAATTTTTTTACTACTTCGAATCCCATAAACTATTTTTCATTATAACTTTATTTTCAAATAACTTAAATCCATTTTTACTATAAAACTTAGTTAAAGGTTCATCACAGAATAATGTAACTCTATAACATCCTTTTGTTTTAGCAATACTAATTAAGGCATTAATTAACTTAACACCAATATTTTTTCCTCTAACACTTTTATCTACAACAATATCTTCAATATGACCTGCACTCGCTCCTCTAATTTTATGTTCAATAACAACGGCTCCATAAGCTATAACTTTACCATTATAAACCCCAACTATTGAGTTAGATGAATTATTAGTAATAAATCTATCCCAACAATCATCTTTATCCCTGGATGAATAGTCTATTTCAGTTAATTGTTGTAATAAAGGAAACACTTCATCTAAATCTTTTCTTTTAACCGGTCTGAAAATAATATTATCCATTTATAAAAGTTTTATCTAATGCCTGACCTTCATATGGTCCTGTTTTATACTCATATACAAGAGTATTATCTTCTAGAATTTCATAATTATGTCCTCCTTCTAGTGTAAATGAGGCATCACCTGGTTCTAATATAGGTTCAACTAAAATAGTATCGTCTAAGTCATAAAATATACATTTTACTTTACCTTGGATTACAATCCAACTTTCTTGGGCAATAACGTCTCTAGTTCTGTTTTTAAAAATATGTTTATGAGGTCTAAATGTTTTACCTTTTTCCATATTAAGATGAGAGCATTGTATAAAATGTTCCTCAGGTATAATATCTTTTCTACCTGGTTTTAAATCTTCTTTTTTTACTACTACATGAAGTAGTTTAGTAGGGTCTATTTTTGAATAATATTCTATCATTGGGTAAAAAATTCTTTAATTTTATCACAAACATAATCTACATCATCTAAATCCATACCATGATGAGCTCCTAATAAGAAACCATTTTTCATTACTGTATCTGCGTTTTTAAAATCTTGTAAATATTCTCTATAAATTGGGTGTCTAGTAACATTACCAGCAAATGTAACACGGGTTTGGATGTTGTTATCTTCTAAATAATTTAATAATTCTAATCTACGTTCTGTTTGCAATGGGATTGCTAACCAATTAGGTTCAATACTATCATCTGGTAGGATTAGTTCTTTAACATCTTTTAAATTCTCTAAATATCTTTTAATATTATCTCTACGTTTATTTTTAAATGTTTGAAATCGTTCTAATTGTACTAAACCAAATGCAGCACTCATTTCACTACATTTCATATTATAACCTAAGACTCCATATAAAAATTTATAATCATAAGGTAAACCATCAACATCATGAGCAAAACGTTCATCCATGTTTTCACTGTTATCTCCAATACGACCCCAATCTCTATACATTAATGCACGTTTAACATGTTTTTCATCGTTAAACATTACCATACCACCCATTCCACCAGCTGTAATAACATGGGAAGCATAAAAGCTAGTTGTTGATACATCAGAATCTTTAGTATAAGTTACAGTATCAGCAGAATCCTCTATAATAATAATATCTGTTCTACCTATTATTTCTAATCCTGCTTTAAGTAAAGACCAATCTGGTTTATTACCAATTAAATTAGGAATCATAATTGCCTTAACTTCATCTGTAACTTTATCTAAAATATCTTGCACGTCAGGAACATATGATGTTAGATTAGAATCAATAAAAACAGGAATATAACCTAGTTGAATAATTGGAGCTAATGTAGTAGAAAATGTAAGAGCAGGAGTAATTATTTTACTTCCTTTAGGTAAATCTAAAGCAGCGATAGCAAGTAAACAAGCTGATGATCCTGAATTTACAAATACACCATATTTTTTTCCAAATTCCTTGGCAATTTTTTCTTCAAATTCAATAGAACGAGGACCAAAACCTGCTAGCCAACCATCTCTAAGACATTTTTCTACGGCTTTAATTTCTTCTTCCCCATAAGCTTCTAACCTATTAGGGGCATACCATACTTTTTTCATAATTTTTCTATTATTTTATTATATACTTTTTTATAACTAGGGTGGCATTCAAAAGTAGGTTTATTAGCTAAACACTTAACTTGTGGGGGTACACCCATTATATCCCCCCATTCTTTAATGTTATATTTCATGTTACTAGAACAAAATTCTTCACATGAACCTATAACATAATCATATTTGTACATTTGAGAACCTTTTCTCCATGGTGCTCTTAATTTAGGATGTATTGAACTTCCTAATTGTAATATATGAACATCTGTTGTCCCAGCCAAATGTAAAATACCAGAATCCATAGTAACAACCATAGAAGCTTCATTTTTCATCATCCACCTTAATTCAGATGGGTCATTATCTGGATCATTTAATAAATTTAGTCCTAATTTTATATTAATATCCATTGCTGGTTTTTGGATATTATAAAATCCAACTTCACTTGAATCCCTACCTATTGCTACAACAGGTATTCCTTTATCATTTAAAAGATCAACTAACCCCTGCCATTGTTTTTGATCCCATGTTCTTGTAGCCCAAGTATGGGTGGGATGAATCATTACATATTTTCCTAAGTTTAAAGGTCTAGGTTTTTCAATATAAATGTCTATCTCCATTTCATCTGGGGTTAGATCAAACCCTAAAGAAGCTGCATGATATTGTCTAAAATCATAATTAGAATATCTAAATTCTGTTTTTTGACTATTTAAATTATAATGTTTTCCAACTAAAGGACTAAATGTAGTGTACACTTTATATCCTTCAGTAGAAGAATTTAGAGGTAAGGCTTCTTTTACTAATGGGTGATTTTCAAATAAAAAAGGTTTTGAAGTAAAAACTGTTAAGGATGATTCATACGCCTCACATAACTTTCTTAAAGTTGGGATAGCAGCTAAAGTATCCCCTAAAGCTGGGGTATCTATTTTTAATGCTATTTTTTCACTCATAGTGTATTATAATATGAATTTTGTTTTTCTTGTCTTTTAATATCTTTAGGATGATATATAGCAAAATCTTCCATGGATGGTAATGCAGCATAAGTTTTATGTCCTTCTAAAACTTCATGTACTTTATTTTTCCATTTAATTTCGGGTTTATTTTTCCAAATTCTCCATTGATAATCAGGCCAATTAACCCATCCTTTATTATCTACTCTCCAACCCCATTGTTTAATATGATTTTCTGTTAAATTTGTAACTGTATTAACTCTAGGAACTAAATAAACTTCATTATCAGGATTAGATTCAACTATTTTAGGTAAATTTTTAATTAACAGTCGGTTAGGTACTTCATCAGCATCAATTTGAAAAATATAATCCCCAGAACAATATTCAGTTAACTTATTTTTCCAATCAGCAAAATGATTATCAAAAAATCCTCTATAAAACTGAAAATTAGGTAGTTTATTGTAACTAGTTAATAATTCAGCAACTTCTTCATCTCCATTTTTTTGGTCATAAAGTATAACAATTTCATCTTGGACCCTTTTATGGTCTAAAAGAAATAAAATTAGTTTTTGGATTTCTAATAATTCATTACATACTGTAATTGCGTAACTTATTTTCATAAACTGTTTATATAATCTTTTAATTTATCAGAGGGTTTCCACCCTAATTTTTTTATACTATCATTATTTTCTAGTAAAGATTGTCTTACATTACCTTTTTGATCTGGGATAAAATTACATGCAATATCAAATTTAGCTCTAAACATTAAAAATAATTCATTAATAGAATAATTTTTGCCTGTTCCTAATTCCCAAGCATCTTTATGATGTTCTGAACTAATGCCTATTTTATATAATCCTTCAACTATATCATCTACATGGATAAAATCACGGGTTTGTTCTCCATCTCCTACAATATTAAGAGGTAAATTATTTTTGATATTATGTCTCCAAATACCAATTACACTTGCTTCTTTAGCATCTAAATGTTCACCAGGACCATATACATTATAAAATCGAGCTATTTCAACATCTAAATTATACACTTTTTGATACATTTTACATAGCTCTTCTCCCATATATTTACTTAATGCATAAGGGGATAAGTAAGGATCTGTATGTCTTGATGCCGAACCCGCATACACAACTTTTGCTCCTACTTTTTTAGCATATTCTAAAATATATTGAGTACCTAACACATTATTTTCAATATATTGGGTTGGTAAATTAAATGATTCTTGTACTCTAATATCTGCAGCTAAATGATAAATTAAATCAGGGGGAGATCCTAATTTATCTATTGAATTAACATCCATTTGTAATGTAAGATCCCTAGAAGGTTCTCTATCTAAAGTAAATACAGTATAACCCTGATTTTTTAAATATTTAGATAAATTTGAACCAATAAAACCATTTGCTCCTGTAACTAATATTCTCATTTTCTATTCTGGTAATACCCCAATATATGAAAGAGCGTCTATATAATCACGTTCTTTAAAGTTTTTTATAGTAGACATATCCATTTTATGTGTTTGACCTTCATTTTTTGCTTCTTCACCTTTTTCTAATGGTATAGCTTTCACTGCAGACCAATTCCATTCGTCAACATTTTCTCCATTAGCAAAAACCATTCCTTTTTCTTGAATATTAATTGTATTTGGGATCCAAATTAATTTAGTTTTAGGGTCTTCCCAAGCTAAATCTTTGTATAATTCAGGTAATATTTCTATTTGTTGGGTATAAAAATCACTTCCATCTTTCATTAAAGTATTAGTCCAAAACCCACAAGATAAACTAAGAAAATTAGTTATATCTTTAGTTATTTCAGTTTTATAACAAAGATCTCCTCCTGATTTGGGGCAATCTATAATAGTATCTAAATTCATATTAATCTACTTTAGTTAATTGAGATAAATTAAGTTTAACTTGTTGAGCCATTTCAGGAATATTCTTATCAAAAATTTTACTTATTAGCTCTTTCATATTATCATAGCTAAAATTATCTTTAGCATAATATTTTTGTTTTTTACCCAATTGATGAAATTTTTTATATTTTTTATGTACATCTTTCATTTGGGACATGGCAGCTTGATCATTTACTTGGAACCATTGGGATTCTTGTATCAACCAATTATTAGCAGCACTTGGATGAACATTTTCTAATCTTCCTGGGAGTAAAGAAACATATTCTGGGTTTAGGAAATCTGTGTGTCCACTCCAATTAGAAGCAATAATAGGTTTTCCAGTTAATGAAAATTCTAATAAAGGACGTCCAAATCCTTCTCCTTTAGTAAAAGAAATCATTGATTTAACCTTAGGGTGGTTATATAATTCATTCATTTCTTGATCATTAAATTCACCACTAAGTAAATAGATATTAGGTAAATTAGACCCAACTACAGATGATCGAATAGATTTAATTCTATCTAAAATTTCATCTCTACTTATGTATGAAGCAACACCTAAAGAACATTTTAAAATCAAAGCAGGTTTTTCTTTTTTATTTTTAAAAGCTTCATAAAAAGATTTTATTGTCACCCCAATATTTTTTCGGTCATGACCCATTGCTCCTTGCATCCAATGCCCAACAGATAAAAAACAAAATTGTTCTTTAATACTACTCAAATCTATAGTTTTAATTTCTTTAACGGGAACTGGTTTATAAACATCTAGGTTTACTCCTTCAAATAATACCTCAATAGGTTTTTCTAATTTTAATTGACTTACCACCTGTTGAGTTCTTGGATCTTTTTTATCATACATCATTCTTTGGAAAGTATCTTTAGCAAATTTAGAAGATACTAAATTTAAATCCATTCTATTTAATCCTTCTACCCATTCAGGTTTACACCCAGTAGATTCAATACCCGCTGTTAAACCAATATTATATTTTCCTACAGGTTGGAATTCATTAGGGATAGTAACTTGCATCCAAATATCTGGTCGAGTTGATTGCCAATCTTGAGTAGCTAAATGGTTATATAAAAATTGCCATTCAGGATGGTCTTTACAAAACCCCCAAGATGTTTCTCCCCATTTTTGGGATAAAAGTTCAACCTTATATTTATCTAATTCAATTACTGCTTTAACAAAATCTCTTGATCTAGCTCCATATCCTGAATAGGTGTCAAAGGGACATGATATTACAAATCTTGGTTTACTCATTAATATATAATTTTATGGTTTATTCTTTTTCCTTTATAATCGTTAGCATTGATAAGTTCATATTTTTCTCTTGGTTTCCAAGTTTCAAATAATTCATCTAATGCTTCTATAACTCTTTTTCCTTGTACTTCTCCTGTAAATCCAGCTTCATCGCTTATAGCCCATTTTCTACCTGCTAAACCTCTTTCTTCTCTTTCTTCAGGAGATAGGTTATATACTTCTTTAATTCTATCAGCTACATCCTCCCAAGCACATCTATCATCATAGATATAAGGGGTTGGAGGGGATCCTTGTATAGATCTTGAAGTTGGATAAACTGGGAATGCCCACTTACCATGTTTCTTGTAAGTACCTCTATGGTTAGATGGGACATCAGCACTTGGGGTAAACCAATTTCCATTTTCATCTTCAAATCTCATTTGATCTTGCATCCCACCTGTAGTATTAGCAATAACAGGTGTTCCTGATAGTATAGCTTCAGTTAAAGTTAATCCCCATCCTTCATTTGAAGTGATTAAGATCTGACAATCAGCTACATTGTACATATAATTTAATACTTCAGTGGTTTGTTTTTCTATTGAAAATTGCACAGCATTAGGATAATCTTCATCAAAAAGATATTCTTTTACTTTCCCTAAATGGGTACCTGCATCTGTAACTAATTCTGTATGAAGTAATAATAAACACTTATCCGCTTTTTCCTTAGGAAGAGAATCAAGGAACGCTCTATAAGCCATCATTGTATCTGGAATTTGTTTTCTTCTAATGTTACGTGAATTAAAAAACAAAATAAAATCATATTCTTTACCTTTAAACGTACCTTTTTTCCATTCTAAAAATCTAGGATCATCCTTTGGAACAGGTTTGTAAATTTCATGATTTAAACCATGAGGAACATACTTAAAAATTTTATTTTTCTCATGCCCTTTTAATACTAATTTATTAATATTAACTGTTTGTTTTGAAATACCCATTAATAAATCACATGCTTCATAATAAGGTCTATTATACATTGGAGCAGGATAATCATCCCAAATATTTAAATAAGCAATAGGAATAGATTTTCTAATTTCTTGTTCCATATTCCATATATGCATAAAATATCTTGGATCCGTGATTAACATTATAGCATCAGGTCTTTCTATATTGATAACTTCTCTGATAACTCTAGTGTCACCATAACCATCAACGGGGTATAAAGTAATAGAAGCATCTTCTACACCTGTAATTTCTGCGGTGTCAGCAGAAATATCTAATCTTTTACCTTTTTCTGGGTGTTTGATAGCTCCTGCTAAATTAACCCAATTAAAATGTTGTGCAGTTTGAATTACAATTTCTTTTGCTACAGTAGCAACTCCAGAGTGTACTCTAATATCATCACAAATTAGAAGTATTTTTTTTCTTTTATCCTTAGGGATATACTTAAAGTCTTTATTCATAAGATTTATAAATCGAGATTAATTTGATTAGTAATTTGTTTACGAAAATCTTCATCTGTAAGATACAAAAACAAAGCCCGATCAGCAAGTTTTTGGAAAGAAAATTTACGCTTTACACACTCAATCTTAAAATTCTCGAATAAATCGCTTTTGACTTTGACACTTGTTAATGTCATTGGTTTTTTATTTGTCATAATCTTTATTTTAATAACGTTTATTATACATATATCAGTATTTATTCAAAATGCGCCTTTGCTCCACATAGTTCTTTATCTTCTCCATAAGGACAAAAAGTACAGTTCCATTTGGAAGGTGATTTTGGGTAATCTGTTTCTTTAATATTTCCACTTGAACTAAAACATTCTGTTATAAAATCATTTATAGCATTATTAGCTCTATTTATTTTTATTTTTCCACTAGGTGGTGTAAAGGTTTGCACTCTATAAGCTTGATGGGGTGACATAATTTTTTCATCATCCCAATCTAATACTTTTCTTTTTACAATTAAAAATTCAATATCAATTTTATTTAATGGAATACCATACTGTTCAGAAAAGAATTTTTTATATAAAATTAATTGAAAATGTTTATCCTCATTCTTTTTGTCATATGAAGTCCATCCTTTAGTACTGGTTTTAATGTCGATTATCTTGAAGGTATCTGTTGTTTCACAATATGTTACAACATCTAAATACCCCATGTATAATATGTTATTATACATTTTATTCGGTGCAATTACTACGGGGATTTCACACCCAACTAAGTATGTACCTTTTTTAGTAAAATATCTACTTCGTTTTTTCTTGAACCAATCTAATATAGCAACTCCATCCTCAAAAAATTCTCTCATTTCTTCAGCAGAAGAAAAATGTTCATTATTATTAGATTTATATTGTTTTTGATATTCGCCTATAAATTTTTCTTGAAAAAACTCTTCCATATTAATCTCCCTATCAGCAGCAGCTGCAGATTTTTCATACATCACATCTAAATAATGTTGCATTACTTCATGTATTGCAGTACCAAATACTGTGTGTATAGAGGAATTAAATCTCTTTATTTTATCTTTATATTGGAGTTTCCAACGATATGGGCAACTCCTAAAAATAGACATCTGAGAATATGATATATTCTTTTGATATGCAAAATTAATTTCCTTGGGAGGATTATTTCTAATCTCCTTTACTATTTTTGGGATTTTTTTAGCCAAACTATTTTTTCCATTTATCACGTCCTACTAATAAACCAATTATTCCATAATTAGCTATATCAATAAACGTGTCTTCCATTCCTTCCCCTTTAACAAAATTTTTCCCATTAACTAGAAGGTTTTTTAATCTACTAATTTTATCAGTTAATCTAATACATAATCCAGTAAGTGAAAATGTTTTATCCTCTTTATTATTAAGGATATCTCCACCCAGAGCAATATTATTTAACCCATAATCCATATGTTTACGGGCAAACATCTCATACATTTCTTTTTGGATATTTTTAAATTCTTTAGATAATTCTGGATATTCAGCTTCAAAGTGGGCTACGACATCACTATATGCTTCAAAATCTTTTACATCATTATCAATTCCCCTTTTTGCGTTCATAATTTCTCTGTCGCTCATATTGTTTATTCTAGTTTCTAATCGATCAAAATATGCTTGTATTGAATCACCCATTGATTTGTTCTTTACTATCTGAAAAATATGTGTCTAATACTGATAATCTATCATCAGCATCAACTAAAGTTGATAGTGCTTCTTCAGCATTTTTATAAAAATCTTCTGTGGAATGGTCTCCAATTCCTACTGCTTTATTACCAAGTAATTCAAGTGATAATAATGCTTTTGCTTTATCTGCTTCAGCAGATGTTTTTAACATAGTGTATAGTTCTCTTGTCATGATTTATGATGTTTTAAATATGGTTCTATTAAACTTCTATAATTGGGGTCTAATATAAGAAAAAATAAGTCGTTCTCCAAGTCTAAATTTTTTTCTTTTAATTGTTTTGCAACTTCTTCCCCCCATTTTATTTTATCAGAATATGAAAGATTAGCTAAATTTAAATCATAAGGTTCTATTTCTTCCTCTAACTCTAATACATGATGTTTAGCTGAAATTACTAATATTTTATCTGGATTCAAAGATTGGGATTTAGAAAGTAAATTACTAAAATTAGGAGAAGGTGAATACAAATCTTTTACTTTAGATTTATAATCTAATTTTTCTTTGGTACAAGATAATAAAATTATTTTTTTCATTTTAACTTTTTTATCATCTTTTTTATTTCATCTGTTCTTTTTTCCCCATGAAAGAACAATAATCTATCTTTACTCCCAGGGATTTTGAACCAATTATCATGGATATAGTTACTGCCTAGATCTTGGTCTATCCCATCAAAGTCAATATTATTTACTTCCTCAATAGCATCTTTATCATTTAGTATATTTACATAAATTAGAGGTAAACCTTTATATATATGTTTATCCCATAATAAAGGATTTAAAGTACCTTCTTCATGAAAGGGACAATAATAACTTGGATCTTTTAATATAGTAGGATTAATACACATCCAATACCACTCATCTAAAAAAGATTTATGGCTAGTATTAACTACAAAATACCCCGAATTTCTATATCTTTTATCTAATCTTCTATATTGGTCTATATTAAAAAGTTCACAAACTGGATGTTCTAAAGTAGTACTAAGATTTGATCTTTCCATAGCACCTCCTCTACCATTAATATGTAAATAATCAAAAGGACCCTCAGCAAACATAGGAACACTTGATTCATAGTCAAAAATATTATCTACATATTTAGTTGCAACTGAATCACTATCTATATATGCTATTGTTCTTGCATGTTTATTTATAGCGTCTTTAACAATTAATGGTTTTTGAATAAGTAAGTTATAGATTTCATTATCACTTCTATCTATATAAAAATTTCCATTATTTTTTAATTCATATTTACTAGTTTCTTTTATAGGTACTTTCCAATTTATAGTAGTAACCCCTTCAATTTTAACTTTTTTATTAGAATTAATTAAATAAATAAAAATTGGTACATTGCTATGTTGTCTTATAGATTTAGCACATAAGGATGCTATTTCAAAATATTTTTTATTACAATGTAAAACGTAAGCTTTATCCTCTCTTTGATCAAATTCTCTATTAACATAATACCCATAATATTCATTAGACATAATATGAACTAGATTTGGGTACCTTTCTTTCATTACTAAAGGAGTTAAATCAGGTTGTAAATGGGTTTCATAAACATTCCCATAATATTCTCCCTGTTCCATTTCATATGGAATAGCTACTAAACAATGGATTCCATTTGATGTTATATTATTAATTAAAGATTGAGCATCTTTAGCAGTAATATGTTCTAAAACATCTCCTAGAATAATAAAATCATAATCTAAGTTTTTTAGATTTAAATCTAAAATATTACCATGAAAAACATTTTCATATTTATCTTTTAAATTGTATTTTTCAATATAGGGTTCCCAAATTTCAATACAATCTATTTGATAATCATATGAACTTAAAAGATTATAATATGTTCCAATTCCTGGTCCTACATCTAATATTTTAGATTTAGGGGGTAAATTTTCAACTATAAAATCTCTGATTTCATGTTTATAAAAATTATAACTTTCAGGCATATAGTTTTTTAATTTCTTTTTTTTCTAGTCCTAAATTAGTTAGTATACCGTCTACGTCTGTACGATCCAATATACCTAAATATTCTTTGGCCTCTTTTGCTGAACATTTGTAATAGTTTTTAATGTGTGTTACTAAGTCTTTATTTGGTTGTTTTACATTGGATTTAATATATTTATTCCATTTATTATTCTTAGGAATAAATTCCTTATAAATAGAATATATCATTCTTTTTTCCTGAGGTGGAAAATCTTGAACGTAATTAACTACTTCAATATAATCTGGATTCATAGATATAAACCTATGAATCATATAACTATTCCAAACCTCCCAGTCTTTATCTGTAAAAGAATCAACTGGGGGTTTGGTGGTGTTAATTGCTTTTAACCAATCAAAAATATTCTTCAAATCTAATCCATTAAGTCATCAGCTAATTCCTCTCTTAGTTCTTTTGGAACTGAAGATTTAAGAATTTTCTTAGTTGATGGATCATAAAAAACAGGAATTGGGAGTAAAGCATCTTCATCTGTTCCCATTACAAATTTGGATACAGTTCTTAATACTACTCCTTGTTGAAAAACAACTCCTCCATCAGATGTTTTAACTGGAGATGTGTTTTTTAGATCAATTGGGGGTTGTTGTACTTGTTGTTGCATAATTATTTATTATTTATTAAGTTTTGAATTAGTGACATTGTATTTATTTCCTTGTCAATACGGAAATTTGCTTTATATTGATGCTCATTTATTAAAATAGCAGCTGTACCTTCTTTATTTGGAAGATATTCTGATGCTCTTTCGTATAATGATTTAAATAATTCATCAAAATCATCTACATTAGCATCTGCTATAATTTGACGGATTGTCTTAAAATCAGCTTTACCTTTTAATTCAGTAATAACTTTATCTATATAATTAGATGATACTAATACTGATTGATCTAGGTTAAGATATAAGTCATTTGCTCCACCATCTACA